AAGAAGAAGCATTGCAAACATTATCTTTTACAACATCTACAGCATTAATTAATAAGGATTATGATTCAGCTTTACTATCTACTCAAATGGTGGATGATGTTTTAAACCCAGATTTATGGAGTAAATTTAAATCAGATATTCCGTTTGTTAATGTTATTTATAAATTAGATACATTTTATAAAGCGGCTCGATTGAATAATGATGTAAATAAAAAAATTATTTCTGATTTATTAATTAAAGTTCAAAATGGGGAGACTGACCAACAATTTCAAGAAAGAATAGAAAATGAAAAATCATTAAGTGAAAAAGAAATGATTGATTACTATAATGAACAAAGAAAACTGTTAATAATTTGGGAAAATGAACAAAGAGAAAAAGCCAGAAAATCTCAAATGGAGGATGAAAGAAAACAGATGAAAGAACAAGCTGACTTTTGGGCAAAAGAAAGAGAAAAACAAGCAAAATTAGAACGACAAGAAAGGGAAGAAATTGCAAATTTTTGGATGCAATATAGAAAACAAATTCAGAAATTTAATGAAATGAATTCCAAATCTAAATTAAGTTTTGGGATTGTGTGAGGTTAAAGAAAATGGAAGAAAAACAAAAAAATTTACGAGAAATGGCATTTGAACATAACGAACAACAGATAAAAAATATAGCAGATTTAAAACGAGTTCCTCTTAATCTGCCACTTTCAGAACGAACAGGTGAAAAAGATGGCGCAAAATTCACTTATTATTGCGCTATTATTGATGGTATTGTTTATCGAGTTCCGGGAATTGTTTTGGGAGGAATAAAAAAAGTTGTTGAAAATTATCCCGAATGTACACACGTTATAGTAAATAAAGAAGGAGAAGGACTAAATACAAAATATTATGTATTCCCTTATTTTGAAAATATTAAAGGTGTTCAGAATGGAAGAAAATAAACCACCTTCTGATGAATCCATTAAGCAACCATCTATTAAAATAGATGGTTCTAGTTCTCAAAATTCTGTAGATTTGATTAATCAAGCAAATATAGCCGCTCTAAGATTAGAAGAAGCAAATAATAAATTAATAGAAAATATTAATAGAATTGAAAAATTGGCTATTGAAAATAAATTTCATGGAGTTACATTTGCAGGTAAAAAAGATCAATCAGATGATGAAAAGGAAATAGAGAAAGCAAAAGAATTTCTTAAGGGTACTGGTTTTGAAGATGAAATTTTTAATGATAAATAGATAGTTTTAAATAGTTTAATTTTTATTAAACTATAAGGTGATTAAATTATGGCAAATGAAGCAGTTATTATTGAACTTTTAGGAAACGGGGGCGACCCAGTAAGATATACCGTAGCAGATGGCACAGGAATAGAAAAAGGCACACTTATGTATTTATCGGCAGATCCTAGAACTATTGCAGCATCGTCAGCTGATGGTCAATGTTTCGTAGGCGTAGCTGCATCTGAAAAAGTAGCAAGTGATGGTCAGACGACACTTGCAGTATATACTCACGGAATTTTTGATTTGACAGATTCAGGTGCAGGTGTAACTGTTGGCACAAGAGTAAAATTAAATGGCGCTAATGTAGTTGCAACAGCAGACGAAGCAGGAGCAAATGGTGAAACTGAAGTAGTAGGTCTTGCTTTGGAAACAGCATCAGCCGCGGAAGTATTCGCAGTAAAAATTAGGAAGTGATTAAAAAATGGCAGACTCTACAGGTATGGCAGATCTTCGGGCAGAAACAGTTTCAAGGATTGTAAAAGGCTTTGCGCTACAAGAATACAAATTAAAACAGCTTTGTATGATTGAAAATTCGACGTCATGGACTGAAACCTATTATACAGAAACCTCTGCAGATTTAACAGGCGGGACTACTTCGGCAGTAAAAGGTGTTCCACGTTTAGCAGCTTTTCCATACGGGGAAGTAACATGGACTAAAACTTCTGGTCGTAATTTAAAGCATGGTATGGAAGGTGTAATCTCTTGGGAAGATGTAAAAACTAATAATGTTCCAATGATAACTAGGACATTTTTAAGAATTGCTAGGGCTGTTACAAAATCGGTTGATACCGATATTGCCGCCGCAATTGTAGCAAGTGCAGGGAATACATATAGTGCTAATGCAACATGGAACAATGCAGTTATTGCTGATCGTGATCCTATCCAAGATATTTTAGGTGCAAAATCATATATTGAAATTGATAATTATAACCCAAATAAAAACGGTTATTTGTTATTGCATCCTACGAATTACGCGGAACTTTTAGGAAATTCTAGCGTCAGAAATGCAGGACAGTTTTATACTGATAATGTTACAAAAAACGGAGTTGTTGGTAGAATCTGCGGCTTGACAATAATTTGTAGTAATTCAATAACAGAAGGCGGTGCTCAAGTTGTAGTAGGCAAAGAGGCATTGACATGGAAATCTGTATGCCCTTTAACTGTAAAAACTATTGAAGACGCTGGAGTAAAATATACTATCAGGGCTTGGGAAGTAGGACAAATTCAAGTAGTAAACCCTAATGCAATTTGTAAAATCACAGGTGTTTAAATATGGCAGAAGATGGAAATAGAAATTTGATTGTTGAAACATTGGACGTTTCGAAAGTAATAACTGCCAATGCTACTGCAAACGTTAGTATTACAAATGTAGCTCCTGCGGCTGTTTCAACTGCCACTATTTCATGTTGGCTTAAGGTTAGAAATCAAGGGGTAGATTATTATATCCCTATGTGGACGTGATAAAATGGCAGCCGGAGATGTGACTGTCCAACTTTGTGATGTTGATACTTCCGCAATAGATACAGCAGTAAGTGCCATGCGTGTTTCTGCAAATGACCATTGGTTAATGTGTTCTGTTGCAGATGGCAAACAGATTTTAATTGTTCATATAGAGGAGGCGTAAACATGAAAAGATTAATTGTTAATCTTTTCTTGGATTCGATTTCAGAATCAGAACTTAATTTTATTTCTAATTTAAAAAACAGATCAGTAAGTGTAAATTCTGAATTATCTACCGCAACGATTCATGATTGTGGTCATTTAGATAACGTAAAATGTACAAACTTGAGGGTACTTTAAATGGCTCAAGGGGATGTTTTAGTAAATTTAGTAAACCCTGCGGGTAATGGGTGTGCTATTTTTGATGGAATCGATGATTATATACTATTGGGAGATGGCTCTATTTTAAATATCCATAAAAATTTCCCTCTTTCTGTATCATTTTGGTTTTTGGTTCGTGCTACAACTAGGCAAGGATTTTTTACTTTAGCGGCTAGTGCAACTGATCGGTTTGGTTTTACTGTAGATTCATCAAAATTAAGAGCAGGTTTTTATAATGGCGTATGGGTCCATTATAAATCCTATCAAACTAATATTAGTCTTAATACTTGGTACCATGCTGTTTATACTTTTGATGGAACAACTCCAAATATGTATGTCAACAATATTCTTTCCACGGGTTCTTTAACTCCTTACGCCGGATCTAGTAATAGAACAGTTATTGGAAATGATGATTCGCTTGGTACTAATCAATTAAATGGAGGCATTGCGGACGTACAGGTTTATTTAAGAGCATTAAGTGCCGCAGAAGTAGAGTATTTATACATTTCTGGTTGTGGTGGCGGGTGTTGTACCGATATAAAACATAGATGGTTTTTAGAAAAAAATGCTCTTGCATCTATTGGCACTATTAATGGTACTGGTTCCGGAGTTCAATATGGAGTTATAGAAACTGATCTAAGACAGCAGGTTTCTACTAGAAGAGTAACTGCAAATGATAGGAATTTAATATCATCCTCAAATGGTCAAATTATGTTTGTACATATCGAGGAAGCATAAATATAATTTAATTAGTATTGAAATTGTGATTTCATGAAAACGAAAATACGATTAAGAAATGGAAGAATTTATACTTTATCTGTTACCCATAAATCTGATTCTCATATATACGGAACTGATAAATTTAATCAAGAAGTTATAATACCAATTTCTTTAATTGATTCAATGTTCCCGATTGGTGAAAATTAAATGATAATTAAACTTAAAAACGAAACTTTTACTAGCAAGAGATTCCAAAAACTAAAAAAAATTTTAGAATGTATGATGTCCTATCCTGAAGGAGTTACTCCTAAGTTTCTCTCCGAGAAGACAGGGATTAATGTTAATACCATAAAGTCAATTTTACCATCTGTCAGTGGTATAAAAAAGACGTTTAGAGGATTTTATATAGTTGAATCTAGGGGGGATACCCCCCCCTCCATTTCCACTGGAGATTTAACCGATTGGAACTTTCATAACTGCATTTTATCAGTTAATTTAAAAAATTATAAATCTCTTGAAATTCCGATTAAAATAGACTTAGATTTATTAATTTTAGAGTTGACTATTTCGAATTCAGGTAATGCTGTATGCCGAGTAAGTACAGATTACCCTCTTAATATATCATCTATTTGTTTAGTTTATGGATATTTCATTGAATATTTGAAAGGATATTCAAATGATAATATTGCTATGTGTGATATTACAATAAGGACAATTGAATTTAACAAAGATTACGCCAATTTACGATTGGACGGAATAAACAGCATATCTCTTGATAATTTTATCAGCCAGTTTAAAATATACCAAAAGAAATTAGCTGTACGGGTAGAACACAAAACCAAACTACCGATCCAAGCGACAACAATTATTGATATGTTAAAAAACAATAATAATTCTCAAGATTTGGATATTGAAAACAGATTAAACACTCAATTGCGTGTTATAGAACGGTTATTATACTCAACAAGTAACAATACTCAATTACTGTATAAGATTGTGGACAAGGTAAACAAATTAAATGAAAAAGGTTAAATTAATTTACACTGTCTGGAGGTACTGATGATAGATAAAGAAAGAATTAATGAAATAAATAATAGATATTATGATGATATGTCGGTTAAAGAATGTGAAAAGATGAAATGTAAAGATTATGTTGTTGTTGATGACTTATTAAAAGAGTTAGATTATGTTATGGATACATTAAACCATTCGGTAGAACATGATAGATTATTGAATTTATATCTTAGATTAATGGGTGATTATAATGATATTAAGAAATAGATATCCAGATAAGAGATTAAGAAAAGAAAGGTACAATCTATTAAGGTATTGCGGAATGCTTCCAGATATGGCGCGTAAGGTTAGGGATTTTCATAATAATCAATTAATAAATACCTTACGGGCATATCAAGATCACTTTTACATGGTGCCTAAAAATGACAATAGCTAAATTAGAGCGGGTGATGTGGCGATTACGGAAAAGGAATCCGGGAAAACATAAAGTAACCCGTTTAGAACTACAACGGGCTTTAATGGTAGAATGTGGAACAAACGATAAAACAATTAGGGTAAATACTTGCGCTTTAAAGCGTCTTGGATGGATTAACTTACAAAGAGGTGTGACTGTTATTATCACAGATAAAGATTTAACGGGTGACTACTAAAAAATGAGTAACAATAAATTAAGATCCACCTACTTATTTTTACTCGTGTTGAACAATTCGTTTAATCTCATTGGCAACACTCAAAAAATACTGCGGTGGATATTTAGCCTATTTCATAGATTCCCGTTTTCATGTCGGCGGCTCGTTCCTCACACGCCTATGAACGAAAACTCTATTACGGTGCGCACCTTATATTGTCTCTGCGAGGCATCTTTTTCATTTGCGCAAATGAAAATTAAATAATAACCCCCCCCCCTGCCCCCCCCCTCGAGTGGGGGGGGGATATGTTCAATACTTAAGACACCTCACAGCTCCGGTGTCTTAAATTTATAATTGTAGCGAATCTTAAATGGTTTGTCTTGTGGATTTATCCACCCTTTGATTGATTTTTTTAAAAAAAAACATGGATGTGAAAAAATGGACAACAATTTTAAAATGGATTTATCGGATTATAAAACGATAGAGTTGGCATTATCGACTCAAATACAAGATACCCAAATACATTTAGTAATGTTACGACAATCTTTAGATTGGATCATATCTAATATAAAACAATTAGGGGGCAAAACGATTGAGGAAGAAAAAGCCGAAATCAGACCAGATACTGATTGTTCATAAATGGGATAAGTGGCAACAAGAAGTATTGGCTTACGATGGGAATATTTCGATTAGATCCGGTCGTCAAGTAGGCAAATCTGAAATTATTTCAGAGAAGGCAAAGGATTTATCAATAAACTATAGTGGTATCAATATTTTAATTATAGCTGCTTCACAGCGTCAAAGCAGTTTACTTTTTGAGAAAGTACGGGCAAAAGTAGAGTTAGAGATTACAAAAGGTACTTATAAATACGAAGTTCCTCCGACACTAACGCGTTTAATTCTTTCGAATGGAACAAGGATTTATTGTTTACCAACAGGTCGCACAGGTTATTTCATTCGAGGTTTTACAATAGATGTATTAATTGCAGATGAGGCTGCCTACATTCCTGAATCTGTATGGATAGCAATTACTCCGATGTTAGCAGTATCTAAAAAAATGCGTGGTATGGGTTGGTTTATTTTATTATCAACACCATTTGGTAAAGGTGGCTTTTATTATGATTCATTTTTCGATAAGGATTTTAAAAGTTTTCATGTAAGTAGTGAAGATTGCCCTAGGATATCGCAGGATTTCTTAAGAAAGGAACGTCAAAGAATGACTAAACAGGAATACGCCCAAGAATATTTAGGGGAATTTATAGATGAATACAATCAATTTTTCACTACTGAATTAATTAAAAATTCGATGAAGTTTATTGAATGGGATATTAAAGAAAGATTGTTTCATTCAAATTTTTATTTAGGTGTAGATATCGCAAGATATGGTGGAGATGAAAACGCTTTTGTAATTGTTGAATTATATAATAATCATGGAATTCATTTAAAGGCTGTTAAATGTCATGTAACAAGTAGAGTAAGTACAACTGACACCATAGGTCGCATAATAGAATTTAATAAATTATATAATTTTAAGAAAATCTTTATAGATTCTTCCGGAGTAGGTGGCGCTGTATTTGACGTTTTATTTGATCGATTCGGAAGAAAAGTGATTGGTTTAGAGAATGCCTCTAAACGAATAGAAATACAAGGGCATGAAAAGCAGAAAGGAATACTTAAAGAAGATTTATATTCAAATTTATTGATGTTGCTAGAAACAAACAAATTAGAGTTAATTTCTGATCTATCACTTTTGAGATCGCTCAAATCGATAACATTTCGTTATAATGAATTTGGAAGATTAATTATTTCCGGTAATTATTCTCATCTTACAGAGGCATTAGTAAGGGCTGTGTGGTGTATAAAAGAGCGTGGATTAGACATTTACTTTTATTGATTGATTTCTAAATTTATGATTATTTATTGATTTAAACGCAAAGTTTAAATATATGTTATGTTATTATATTTTAATATGGCTGATACTGGTATATTTTGCACTACTGCGGAAGTTTTAAGAAAAGCTGGAGCTAATGCAAGTGCCACATCAACAGCAGAAGCATACACAAATGATTTTGTAACTCAAGCAGAATCGTTGATAAATTGTTTATGTCGCTTTAATTTTTCTGATGTTTATTCCTCTTTAAATGCAGATGTCAAGGGATTACTTAAAGAAATCGCATCTGATCTAGCGGCTATTTATTGCATACAGTATGATATGTCAGGGTTCACTACTAGATCAGAAGCCGAAGACATGATAAATATTTTGCGAGATGCCGCACTAAGAGGATTAAGTATATTAAGGGACAAGAAAGTACAAGATTTCATAAACGGTGCTTAATTATGTTTGAACATGATTTTAATAAATTCCCAGAATTATCAAATGTGCAAATGCAAGAATTATATTTTACTTCTCCTCATGTCCAATATACCCGCGATTTTATCGCAAAAGTGGTTAAAGTACATGATGGGGATACAGTGACTTTAACGACATATGACAGAGATTTTGAATTTCCGTTAAGATTGCTTAATATTGATGCTGCCGAATTATCAGAAGGTGGTAAAGTTGCGAAGGAATGGCTTTCTAATAGAGTTTTGGGGGAACTTGTGGAAATTCAAATTCTTATGTCAAATAGAGTTGGCAAATATGGCAGATTATTAGGTAAGATTATACACAATGGTCTCGATGTAGGAAATGAAGAAATTTATCAAGGGATTTCAAAAGCGTTTGGAAAAAAGAAAGAGGGAGAAGTGCCGGACATTGAAAAATTCTTCTCAATAAAACAATGGTTATAAATTTTAATGCAGGAGATTTATTCCAGAAAGAAGGATTATATAATGAAGTAGGATTGCTTAAAGAAAGATGGGCGCAAGATGGAAGCACATTAATTAATGTCTTTTCTGCTTTTTTAGCATCGAGCGGAGATGTTACAGCTTATACAGTAACATCAGGAAAAACACTGTATGTTTCACAAATTACTATAATTTGTTATCAGCAATTTACTTTAGGGTGTGCGATTAAGGATAATGCAACAACCAAATTAAGTTTTGGTGCAAATTCTATTGTTATAGGTACATTAGTTTTAAATTTTGGTGTTCCTTTACAATTTGATACTTCAATTGTACTGAATGATTGGGGCGGTAATGGGATGGCAGGAGTTACAATTGTTGGGTGGGAAGAATGAAAATATTATCTTATAGAATTGAAAATAATTTAATTTATGTTCATACGGATAATATTTCCCGACCAGATTTTACATATCTTGTTAATAAATTCAAATCTTTAAAGGAATTAGAAATTGAAATAAATTTATCTATTGCTTGTGAAGGTAAAAGAAAATCTATTAATGAATCTAATAATATGATTTTAATAAATGAATTAAATAATTCGATTACTAAAGGTGTAAATAATGAGTGACGTTAATATAGGTTCTGCGGATTATTCGAATATGAAAAATATTATAGAAGATTTCAGTATAAATTTTTTAGATACAGACGCACCAACAGGATTAAATGAGACTAAATACCAAATTGAAAATTGGTCAGAATATTTTGGATATTATAATAGTATCCCAGAATTACAGACTGCAGTTAATACTAAATGCACTTGGACTTGTGGAGCGGGATTTAATGCATCTGAACCAACAAAAATTTTATTGAGTATGATAAAGGGTAATGGCAAAGATACTTTTTTATCAATTTTATTGAATTTAATTAAAGTATATGTTTTAGCAGGAGATACTTTTTCCGAAATAATCAGAGATAAAAATGTATTGATTAATTTGAAACCTTTAGATCCTTCTAGCATTGTAATGGTTGCGAATGAAAAAGGAATTATAAAAAGGTATGAACAAGTTACAAAAACAAAAAAAGTTTACAGAACTTTCAAACCAAATGAAATATTCCACGTTTCAAGAAATAGAATTGCAGATCAAATACACGGTGTGAGTGTAGTTCCGTCGGTAAAATGGATTATAGATGCAAGAAATGAGGCGATGACAGATTGGAAAAAAGTTCTACATAGAAATATACAACCGCTTTGGATTTTTCATTTAGATACAGATGATACTAACGTTATATCTGGATTTAAAACTAAAATGGATCGTGCGCGATCAGATGGGGAAAATATGTATATTCCAAAAGGTGCAGTAGTTCCGGAATTAATAAGCACTGCGACAAATGCATCACTTAATCCTTTAAATTGGATAAATCAATTAAATGATTATTTCTTTCAAGCTGTTAATTGTCCGCAAATTATTATAGGGAATGCGAAAGAATTTACAGATGCTTCTGGAAAAATAGTTTATTTATCTTATGAACAGAGCGTTAAAGCAGAACAGTTATTTTGGAAAGAACAATTGTTAGCACAATTAAATCTTGATATAGATTTAATATTCCCTGCTTCATTACAAAATGAATTAATTTCATCTAATGATAAATCTCCGTCAATGAATGCTATAAAACCTAATGACCAAATGGTAGAATTAGAGGGTAAAAAATGATAGAGGAAACATTAATCAATTATGGGGGACTTGGGATTTTATCCTTTATTCTGATTGGTTACAATAAATTTTTGATTAATCGTCAAATGGAACGAGAAAAAATTTTATCAGATGTAGTAACAAATAATACAAAAGCATTAGGTCAGATTTCAGAACTTATACGGAAGTGTTCCAAATGACTGTTCATACTTCTTCTACATTAAAAAAGAAAGATCCTTTCGAACAATTTAAAAATCCATATCAAAATCAGAGTTACCTTCCTAATATGACAGATTCTAAAACAGGTAAAGCTATCTATGTCCCACCGCCAAGCCCAAATGCTTCTAGTCCCTTTTATACTCCTTCTAATATGTCGGTGGGAAATGATAGTTTCACATCATCAACAGATCCTAATATGAGTTCTGCTAATGAATCATATATCACTCAAGAACAAAAAAAACAAATTCAATTAGGATTACTTAATCCATCGGGTCAGATTGTTCAATCTGTAGAATCTACACCTGTGAATACTGAATCAGTATCCACGCCATCGGGTTTTAGTAATGTTAAAGAAGTGTTTAAAACATTATTGCCTAACGGTAGCTCAGTTACAGCAAATGTAAATAATCCTTTATTAAAATCATCTATGGAATTTGTAGCTAATCATCCATTACAAGCAGCATTAACTGGTGTTGGTATTTCATCAGCTATAAAAGCTAGTACATATTTAGTATCAAATTTATTAAAACCTACTGTCGTTAGTGAAATTGGAAAAATCGGAACATTAACAATCGATGATTTTATTTTAAATACAGCTCAAAAAGTTTCAGTAAATGAATTTACAAAAAAAAAAACTGTATCTTATTTGAGTAGATTAGCATCAAGTTTAAAAAATCCTACTTTTGTAGTTAGGACTTTAATGGCTGCTATTGGTAGTTATCCATTTGCGAATTTTATACAAGAAGAAGCATTGCAAACATTATCTTTTACAACATCTACAGCATTAATTAATAAGGATTATGATTCAGCTTTACTATCTACTCAAATGGTGGATGATG